GAATGGGAGGTTTAGGAAGATCTTTCATCAATGCAATTTCTTTATCTTCACGATACTTGATAAGTGCTGCCAGAAACTCTTTGTTATTTACATAGTGTTCTGACCTCTTTCTTTTAGCCATAGGTCTTATCATAAGTTTATCTCATAATATGTATAGATTATATCATGTTAAACATCAGGTGACAAGGTGACACTTGACAAGGTATGAAATACTCTGTAGAATAACTCTGTTAGGGTTGATAAGGAGGCTATAGCTATAGTTCTTCAGAACTCATTTTAAATATTTTTTCTAAAAGTTCTTTAGTGTCATTGACTGTACCAAGGTATCCCATCTTACGATTCAGACTTGCTTGATTTTGACTTTCTTTATCAGAAGATCTTAAGTAATCTTGATACATCATAATCATCTCGATATCGGATGATTCGGACAATGTAAGTATATCACTCAGATTGACAATAAACATGTCATCACTAGTTGTTTTTAACCAGGGTTCGATCTTATAACCAACGATTCCAGATCTACTTTTTAATTCTTTAACTATAATTGGGTGAGATATTATTAACATAGTTCTACTATCTTCTTCAGAAGCAGCTACTTTGGCAAATATCTCTTCACCAGATTTAAATTTTAATGTTGCATAAAAATCGTCTTCTATCATATCTTTAATTGAATAGAGATTATATCATAATTAAACTTTTCTTCGTTATAGATTTTAATTCTTTCTATAAAATGGTTTAGCGTGTAATTTCTTCTGGATTTTGTTGAGCAATCATCTGAAATATCATATAGAGTTGCCTTCACTTTGCCCTTTCCTTTTCTAAGAACTCGTCCAATACTTTGAAGATTACGGACTCTTGATTTACTTGGAGAGGCAAAGATAACATTATGGAGTTTTTTAATGTTGATACCAGTACTAAAAGTTCCATAAGAAGCAACAATAATAGCGTTGTTTTCTCGCTCAGTTATCTCTCTTACTAATTCTCGTTCTTCAGCACCAACTCCACCGTGTACAAAAAATACTTTACGGTTATCACCCTTGTTGTTATTTATCTTCTCATAGAGTACTGCTCCATGACTTTCGACTCTTTGGAAAAGAACGAGTGTATTTCCTTTAAGATCAAGTGCTAGATTCTTAATAAAATTATTGCGTTGTTCGTGCCCTATTAAATACTGTATCTCATCCTCATATACATCAAATGTTTGTGGTGGATGCTTAAGCACAAGACATTGAATATCAAGTTGGGATAAGTGTCCTTGCTTCATTAACTCATCAGTTCTTGTGACTTTATATGACGGACCAAACAACCCCTCTAAGACCCACTTGTGCGTCTGTGTGCCGTCTAAAGTTCCAGTGAAACCAAATCTATACTTAGCATGATGAAGTTTAGTCATAATCTGTATTAAAGATTTAGACTTGAATAAATGTGCTTCATCACCTATAATACAACCATAGTCTTCAAAGAAAGACCGTTCTAGTTTATATACAGACTGCCAGGTTGTAATTGTCACTGGAGCATCATTACTTTTTTCTCTGCCCGAATAGATACGGTGACAATATGACTCAGCGTCCCAACCATAATCAAGAAAATCCTTGTACATCTGCTCTACAAGAGATGTCGTTGGAACAACTAAAAGGATTTTTTCTCCTCGGTCTACATAATATCTCACGAGAGAATAAATCATCAATGATTTGCCAGAAGCAGTGGGGCTTATCAATAGCTTTCTATTGTGCTTTAAAGCTCCGTATACTCCCTCAACTTGGTACTTCCTAGGAGTATGAGAGCAAATGGAGTGCATGTAATCTTTGACACCCTCCATTGAGATACCGTCATTCTCCTCATAAGGAGTTCCATAGAACTTATTATCCTCAAACTTATAACTATATCCATATTGCTCGCAGAAATTAACGATCTTATCTAAAAGACCAACATAGATCTGCTTAGACCGCATATCGTATAGGTGAATCTCTCCATTCCAATTCTTACCACGATATTGCGGCATAAATTTTGCATTCGGAACCTCAAACTTAAAGTGGTCTCTAAGTTCATATTCAATATGAGGTTCAGTATTAATTTTTAAAAATACTTCGTTAGATTTTGATATAACAAGATTTACACTAGTGTCAATCACGTAGATCCATTCATCTACGAATATTTATTACATATTGCTAAACCTATGTTCTAGCATAATTCTATAAAAATGATCTCTCATTGCTAAAAGGTTTTCTTGCTCTATAGGATCACCACCTGACCATTTTTGACAAGCTTGTGTCAAACCTGTATGGATAATACGAACTGCTTCAATTGGTAATTCTAAGTGGTAATAATTTTCCTCATCTTCCACAATTACACTTGCCTCCCTTATAGTGAGAACACTTTGATTTCTTGCACTTCTTCTTGGATTTCTTTTTCATCCTAGTCCTGCATTGAACCTCATGAATTCTATTGCGTTTTTGATTTGATAAGTTCTATTAGTTATCTGTTTAAGTATACTTTCAATATAGACTAACATTGTATCGTAATAGTCTATTTTCAAACATACTGTAGACAATTTTTCGTCAGCGTCAAGATACTTCTGCATCGTGTCCTTGTCACGAATCTTTTTTGGAAAAGGATTCTGCACATATACATCAGGGTCTGCTTTACCACTGAAGTATTCATAACGTTCGTGTCTAATATTTTTTCTTTGCTGTTCTGCTTTCTTTCTCATCAGAAAGATTGTGTTGTACATTTCAAAGTACTTCGCATGGAGAGTGGGAATATTTGTTGACTCTGTATGAAGATTGTCCATATCAATCTTAGAGTCTTTTTCCCAGGTCTCCTGAAGTTTGTCAAGGTCGATCATAAAGGTCTGTTGTTCATATCAGTGATTGTATAGATAGCATACTTGAAACTCACGTCTGCTGTAAAGTACTCCTGATCCGTTTGTGTGGCATCAAAAGTCATTGTGGACAAATTATACGGAAAAAGATTTTGAAAGAAAATTTGAAACTTAGGAATTAAATTGCTAGACAGAATACTAAGAGTTCCGTCAGAGTAAATATTATCCTGATCTTTTGAATATCTTCCAAATACTTCTGCTTGTGCCTCTAGTGCCTCAAACTCCGATAATCTATCTGGATATCCAAGTCCACGAATCCATTTTTGAATTTCCATGTAATTGCCAAGATCTTCATCGACTAAGAATCTAAGATTTAAATCCCCAAATTCAATTTTATCTCCAGGAACAGGAAGATCCTTCAAGTATGTTGCTTGTGTAGCTACACCAAATGATAGATCGGGTATATTTGCCTGATTGCAAAAAAATGCAACTTGAGGTGATCTACGTAAAGCAAATCTAAACCCGTTGGGACTTAAAAAGTTTCTGTTTTCAATTTGACGAGAAGATGTCAACTCATCATATTTTTGTGTTGCCATCAGTTATCACTCGCTAACTACAGTAGCACCAGTCCATCCACCGTTCTTTCCGTCAGGATTTGCAAGGAGTCCTGTTGGATCGTCAGCATATTGCTTTCTGTCAGCAAAAGATTCTGTCCAATTAGTGCCACCGGTATGATACACGGTTGTACCTGCTTTTAATACGCTTGGTTTTTTGATGTGATATGCCATTTTTTGAAAAGACAATATTGACTATTTATAGGCATAAAAAAAGGACCCCGAAGGGTCCTGTATGCGGTATGTGACCGATGGATCACATAAGGTTCTTAACAGTAACGCGCTGGTAGTAGCGGTTAGCGTTGACGGTGAGTGCGCCTGCGCCGACATTGGTGCCTTCAGCGAATGGGTTAGCGACCATGCCGTAGCGGGTCTTAAAGCCAATCTTGGGCTGGAAGGTGTTCTCTCCAACGGCACGAACCATCTGGAGGGGAACATATGGGCAATAGAACAGACCTGCGTCATAAGGTGAAGTACCCTTATAACCAACAACGTAGTACTGGTTAGCAGCACTGTTTGCAGCATAAGGATCGATGTATACGCGATACTTACCTTGCAGAACACCAGCGAAGGTGTTACCAGTGTCGTCAACGTTCAGGTTAGCGTTGAGTGCAGGGGTGTAGTCGAGTACGCCTGCCATGGTCAGAGCGGAAGCAACGTCTGCGGAACACAGGATGATGTTGCCCTTTCCTCTACGAGTTCTTTGGGCGATGCGGTTTGCATCTCTCTCGATTTGGAACAGAAGACCTTTGAACTTCTCAACAGACCAGCGACCGTTGGAGTCGATGTCGAGGTCGAACTCGCCAGCGGTAGCAACGTTTGCTTGAGCACCAGACTCAGCAGTCTTGTAGATGGTTCTGATGACTTCGCGGTTGATTTCAGCGAGGATCTCAGTTGACAAGATGTTTGCCAACTCAGCCTCAGCGTTCAGACCGTGAATCGCCTTGAGGTCTTGTGCCAGTTCCAAGGAGTACTCAGCTTTGAGTGCTCTGGACTTAGCGGTTACAGTGACTTTCTCAATCGAGAATGCCATCTGGTTGAAGTTATCACCGGAGGTGCCGAGGTCCTC